ACAATAATAATTGCAATATTATCCTTTATATTCTCGTAATATTTAGAATCGTTAGGATTACTGCAATAACAAACATTCCTAAATTAACTCTTGTGCAATATCTTATGTCTTGTAATGTTTCCTCTGTAGATTGATTTTCTTTATATTTCAAGGCATTAAAATATTTAACTATAATCCATTTTTTTTGATTCGCATCATGTGGCTCTTTTTTTCTATCCATTTATACGTCCTTTAGTCCTCTTACAACCTTCTTAACAACACCTAAATAACGTTCAGATTTTTTCCCAACTCCAAATGCCTTTATTACAGCCATTGTTATAATGGCATTTTCTACTTCTTCCCAAAATTCTTTCGAGTACCAACAATCTTCAATTGCTACTCTGTCCATAATGTTTTTCATTTGAATAAATGTATCTGCTAAATGATTTACAGCCTCATCACTAGATAATCTATTGTCATACTCTAACGAGTTACTATTTAGTGCTAACTTCATATGTTCTTTTAGCTTAGGATTAGTAATGACTTCTACTTTATTTGCAGTTTTATTTATATGGTTTTCTTGGACTTTAAGTTCATCCACAATTGCTTCATCAATCATGTTAACTATTGTTCTATGTTTTGATTTTTCAATTGGATCATAATGTATTACTTCTTTAATAATGGTCTTAGCTTCAATCAACTTAACAACTCGCCTTTGACTAACCTCTTTTCGCATTTCATTCATTAATGCATTACCATTCTTTTCCATTTGTGTTTCCTCTTAACTATTTAGATTAAATCCTGTTGAGCAAATCATTTATTGGTTTGCTCTTCTTTCATGTAGTCATCTATCATAATGATTGAGCTGATATATGTTTTTACCGCATGTGAACGCAATTGTTCATCTACATCATCTTTATATGGGACTGTTAATACCTCTTTTAGTCTGTTTTTAATTAGTTCTTTAATTTCTTTCATCTGTATTTCCTCTGTATCAGTTATATCTAAACGTATTAAGAAAAACTTTTCCTCTTGAGCCGTTCAATGAAGAATTGATGACCTTTACATTCAGCTAAACCACAATTATATTTTTTCTTTAATACCCAACAATCACATTCTTCTTTTAATTTCGCCCCACAATGTTCACAGAAGTTTCCATCCAGTACTTCTACATTACATTTGGGGCATTTTATTGTTTTTTTCTTCATATGTTTTCACTATTATTTCTGTAACGGTAACTTTGAAAGATAAGTAGCTTCATATTCTAATACAGTAGAAACACTAAGAAGGATTTCATTTGCTCCTGCATATGTAAGTCCTTCTTTTTGTTTTAATAAGGAAATCACTTCCATTACAATTGGATCTTTATATGACTCTTTCACTTGATATAGTTGAGCGCTGTTCATTGGTTGTCTTAAATCTTTCATTTGATTTCACCTCTTTGTTTTATTTTCATCATTTATTCATGTATAATGTTTTTGATAGGATAATGACATATGCTGAACTACTTGGTAACAAGTAGATGTAAAGGATAAAAAGCCTTTGCGATAACATCTTGGTGGTTCAACCACAATTAGAAATTCTTAAAAATACAAATAAAGTTATTTCTATGATTCAATCTTCTGCAAATACTCCATTTGCAAAAGCTTTTGACCTTAATTCTCAAACACAAGGAGCATTAGCATTAGCTCAAAATGTAGCTAATAACCCAATGCTTCAATTAGCGAAATCCTCTGGTATCGCTCAATTCCGTGATTTTGGTTTTAGAAAGGAGGTGATTATATGTCTACTACATTCGATGGTGCTGTAATTAAAGAGCAAGGTGTTACTTTTGCAATTGCCGTTGTAAAACGTGGCACCTTGTCAAATTCTTTACAGAAAAAAGATGCACTTTCTTACTTTTCTCGTTTCTTTGGTAATATCCCCACCGTACTCATGGAACAAGATATTCATGGGGTACCTCAATATTATGGGCGTAAAGACATAGTAAAATTCTTAAGCAATATTCATCCAAGCCGAATTCCTTGGAGACGTTATACCATTAGTTAATAATTAGCGCTGACCTATTCTTGGGTTGGCGCTTTTTCATTAATTTCAGCTTTACTAATTTCATCTACTTCAAATAATTTGCCCTCAATGATTTCATTTTCTGACTTGACTACATTAATACTAATTACTTCATTGGTTTTTAAGTCTTTATCTAATTCAATCTTGATAATCATCTTTACTAAACCTCCTTGATTTTCTTCATTTGATTTCACCTTGATACGATCAATTAACAACTTGTAACCTTTGCATTCATCAAAGCCACAATTGTATTTTTTCTTTAACACCCAACAATCACATACTTGTTTTAATTTCGCCCCACAATGTTCGCAGAAGTTTC